ACACGCGAGGCCGCTGCGACGAGGTGGAGAGGGGTCACTGCCCGGCCATCGTGCTGCACACCTGCCCCGCGTGCGGCGGCAAAGGGGAGGGCTGACCGATGCCACCCGCTGACCTGACCCCTGAGGCGTGGTGGCGCGCGGCGGCCCAGCGCTGCCGCAGTGCCCGGTCGTACAAGGGAGCCAGCCGCAAGTGGCTCGACATCGCCGCTCGTGACGCTGACCTGAAGGCCGACCTCCTCGCCCTCGACGGCGTGGACCTCACCCTCGACGCCCTGACCCAGCCCTGCGCCCTGACCCGCGCGGCGCTCACCGGAGACCCATGAGCAAGCCACGCAAGCCACCCACCAAGCTCAAGGCGTACTACTCCCTCGCCGAGTACGCCGCCCTCATCGGGGAGAACGTCCACACCGTCCGCAGCCAGGCCAAGGTGGGCACCGTCCGCGCCGGGTGGCATGGAAAAAAGAGGGTCATTTATCTTTCCTACCTGGCCGCGGAAAAGCCGGAACTTTGGGCCTCGATGGTGCTGCTGGCGCAGATCGCCAACGTGTCCCGCAAGTAATGAGACCTGACGATTCTTGATGATGGGGTGCCCCGATAGGTAGGGGCCGATGGGGTCGAGCGCCGCCGCGCGCACACCCCCACCCGGTCCCGCAGGAAGGGTGGGGCCGACGTGTACGCACGGTGGGCCCCGGTGTCGTCGTGTCGGACCTCGACAAAAATAGTAGCCAAGGCGCAGCGGACGAAGATCCGAACGTCTCCCTCACGCAACAGCGGGTCGCCGTCATCGTCGACCTCAAGATGCGCCTCAAGTGGAAGCGCCTGAGTGCCCGTCGCCTGGCCCAGCAGTGGGGGCTGTCCGAGGAGTACGTCACCGTCCTCGCCAGCAAGGCCAACACCATCGTCCGCCGCTCGTGTGTCGACCCAGACACCCTGGCCGCCGACCTGTTGCCCGACCTGATGGCCACCTTCAAGGCGGCGTCCCGCTCCGTCCGCGACCCCGGCGGCGACCCCCACGCCCAGGCGAAGATGGCCGCCAGCGCCGCCAGCCTCGCCAAGATCCTGGTGGACGTGGGTGGGCTGGAAGCGCCCAAGACCACCAAGACCGAACTCACCGGCGCCGACGGTGGACCCGTTCGCATGGAGACCGGCGTGCTGGTCCTGCCCCCGGAAGATGGCTGACCCGCCGATCATCTGGCGACCCAACCCCGGACCCCAGACCCAGTTCCTGGCCAGCAGCGCCGACGAGGTGCTGTTCGGAGGTGCGAGCGGCGGCGGCAAGTCCGCGGCCATCATCGCCATGGGGCTACGGTGGGCCCACGTCCCGGCCTTCCGCGGGCTGATCCTGCGGCGCGAGACGACCCAACTCCAGGACCTCCTCGACAAGTCCCGGGCGCTCTACCCCAAGGTCTTCCCCGGGGTGACGTTCAACGCGAACGCCAACACCTGGACCTTTCCGAGCGGCGCCCGCATCCGGTTCAACCACTGCAAGGAAGAATCGGACAAGTACGACTATCAGGGGCAGGAGTTTCAACTCGTCGTCTTCGACGAACTCACGCACTTCACCTCCACGCAATACCTGGAGATTGCGTCCCGCATCCGGTCCGCCAGTGCTGGTCTGCCGCGCTACCTGCGCGCCACGAGCAACCCCGGTGGCCACGGTCACGAGTGGGTGCTCAAACGGTTCGGCGCCTGGCTCAATCCAGACTTCGAGGCCCCCGGCCTGGCTCCACGGTTCGGCCCCACCGGCGAGCGCCTGCCACCGGTCGCGCCGGGAGAGAAGCGCTGGGTACTCGCCACCAAGAACGACGGCGAGGTCTACGTTCCACCGGGCACCCCGGACGCTCTCAGCCGCCAGTTCATCCCGGCGCTGCTGAAGGACAACCCGAGGCTGCTTGAAAACGATCCGACCTACCAGGTCAAGATCATGCAGATGGACCCGGTTCGACGGGCCCAACTCCTCGACGGCGACTGGCTCGTCAAGCCCGGCGCTGGCCTGTACTTCAAGCGGTCCTGGGTCCACTGGCTCGACGCCCCGCCGGATGGCCTCCGGTGGGTGCGCGCCTGGGACCTGGCCGCCACCCCCAAGACCGACCACAACGACCCGGCGTGGACCGCTGGCGTGAAGATCGCCCGGTGGGTCCGCCCCGAGGGCGTCGCCTACGTCATCGCCGACGCGCGCCGTACCCGTGCCGCCCCCGGGCACCGCGACGCCTTCATCCTGGACACCGCCCAGGGCGACGGGCGCACTACGCGAATCGCGCTGCCACAAGACCCCGGCCAGGCCGGCGTGGATCAGGTGGCCGCGTTCAAGCGCCTGCTGGCTGGCTACGGGATGCTCTTCCTCCGTCCGTCCGCGGACAAGGTGGAACGCTTCGCCCCGTTCAGCGCCCAGGCGTCGCCGCCCTGCCAGATCGTCTACCTCGTGCGCGGCGCCTGGAACGACGCCTACCTCAGCGAACTGGAAGAGTTCCCGGACGGCAGCAAGAAGGACCAGGCGGACGCCACCGCCGACGGCTTCGCCGTGGTCGCCGCCGACCCGATGCCGACCACCGGCCGCGCCCATGGCCTCGGTCAGCGCCGCGGCCTCGACGGCTTCTGACCCTCACGGAGACCAGACCCCATGACCTACGCCCCCAAGTTCCGCCCGGACCCGCTCCTCGATCTGGTCCCGCGCATCAGCAGCGTCACCACGCTCACCACGCTCAAGGCCATCCCGATCAACGACCGCGACCACGGCGCCACCAAGCACGTCGAGGCCGACAACTCGCAGTGGTACTTCCACAGCACGTCCGCCGTGACCGGGGACGACCTCCTCGTCGCCACCCCGGCGTCCGGCACGGGTCGCTGGCTCCGGATGCCCGGCACCGCCAACATCGTCCTGCCGTTCACGTTCGCCACCGCGGACGCCGCGGTGATGCTGACCGTGCCCGCCGGCTGCCTGCTTCTCCTGCGCAAGTTCTACTGGACCATCGCGGCCGACATGACCGGCGGCGCCTCGTCCGCCATCGGCGTGTCGTCCAGCAAGACCGGCTTCACCACCAAGGGCGACCTCCTCGGCGGCGCCACCGGTGACGTGGCCGCCGCGCTGACTGCCGCCCTCTCGCCCGCCAACGGCACCATCGGCGCCAAGATGGACACCGTGGCGGAACTCCACACGACGCTCTGGAAGGCCGCGGACATCATCCGCTTTGACCGCATCACCTCGGCGTTCACCGCCGGCAGCGGTGCGGTCAACGTGGTGGCCGACATCCTGACCAACGCGGGGGCGTGACGCCGTGCCGCCCGCACACGTCACCTACGGCTCCGGGCGCACGGTCTCGTTTGCGTCCCTGGCCGTGGCCTTCGACGCGGACGCCATCAAGACCAGCATCGGCGCCACCGCCGGGGCCGTCGTCTACAGCGGCGCGGACCTCAACGGCGTGGTCGGCGGCGCCGTGATGAACCCGCCCCGGTCGGTCACCGTCACCCGGACCTCCTCGGCCGGGGACTACACCCTGACCCCCATCGTCGTGACCGGCACGTACAACGGCGCGACCGTCACCGACACGCTCACCCCGGCCACGGCCGACGGCGGGGACACGCTCTACGGCGACCAGCCGTTCGATGCCATCGTGAGCATCGCCCGCCCCGCGCAGGTCAACACCGACGGCGCGTTCACCTTCGGGACCGGCGACGTGTGGGCCGGGTTCGGGAAGCAGTTCCGCGCCGTCAAGGCCCACGCCGCCGGCAACCTCGCGCTGCTCTACGACACCGGCGTCACCGACACCCTCGTCGTCGCCGCCCACGCCCGGGAAGACGTCATGCCCCGCGCCGTCCTGGCCAGCGGCACGACCGCCGCCGGGTTCACCGTCTACTACTGACCCCACCGACCTCCCCACGTGGCGCCCAAGAAATCCATGCTCGGTCCCTCGCTGACCGGGCCCAGCCCCGTGCGGGACATGTACGTCACCCGCATCGGGTCGGCGTTGAACCCGCGGCGCGTCTCGTCGATCCTGTCGGTGGCGGATCAGGGCGAGCCGGCGCAGTGGCACGACCTGCTGAACGAACTGCGGCAGAAGGATGCCGTGGTCCACAGCGTTCTCCAGACCCGTGAGGACGCGCTGCTCGGCTGCCCCTGGACCGTGCAACCCGTCGTCGCCTTCGGCAAGCGCAAGCCGACGCGCCGGGCCGAGAAGGTCGCCGCGTTCTGCGCCGAGTGGCTGCGGCAGATCCCGCAGTGGGACCGGTCCTTGGCGCACCTGCTGGACGCCATCTACAAGGGCTTCTCCGTCTGCGAGGTCACCTGGGCCAAGCGTGGCCGGTACCTTGTGCCTGTCGGGCTCCACCCGATTCAAGGGCGCCGCTGGGCGTTCGACGACACGCAGGCCCTCCGCCTCTACGACGACGGGCTACGCGCCTACCCGGGCGACGACGTGATCCGGCAGTACCCGGCACGGTTCCTGGTCCACCAGCCCCGCGTCAACGGCGACGCCCCGACCCGCGAGGGCCTGGGCCGCGTGCTGGTGTGGCTGGCCTGCTTCGCTTCGTGGTCCTGGCGCGACTGGATGCTGTTCGCCGAACTGTTCGGCAAACCCTGGCGCATCCTCACCCTGGACCGGAGCAACAACGTCCAGACCGAGGACGAGGCCGCCGCCGAGCAGATCGTCCAGGACGCCACCGCGTCCACGTCGATCCTGCTGTACGAGAACATGAAGCTGGACATCCGGTGGCCCGACGCCCCCGGTGGTGCCAGCGCCAGCCCGTCCCCGGCGATCATCGACAAGGCAGCGCAGTACATCGCGCTCGCCACGCTCGGCCAGCTCGGCACGACCGGCAGCGTCCAGAACGGCCTCGGCGGCAAGGGCGACGCCCGGGAAAAGGTCCGCGCCGACATCCTCCACGCCGACGGCATGGCTCTGGCCGCCACGCTGCGCCACCTGCTGACGTGGATGGTCGCCGTGAACTTCGGCGCCGCCGAGCCGGTGCCCACGCTGAGTTTCAGCACCGACGACATCGGCGACACCGACCGCGCCGCCAAGGTGCTGGACACCGCCGTCAACAAGCTCTCCCTCCCGGTCAGCCAGGCCCACGCCTACGCCACCCTCGGCATCCCGCAGCCCGCCAACGGCGAGGCCCTGCTGGGTGGCGCCACGGCGGGCCCCCGGCCTGCGGCCACGCCGCCCCCGGGCGACGCCGACCCTGACCCCGACGCCGACCCGACGCCCCCCGGCGACGAGGAGCCCACCCCATGACCACGCTCCACCCCCTCGCCGCCCCCGTCCTGTTGCCGTTCCCCGGCGACGAGGTGATGGCGATGGACCCGTCCACGCTGCAACGCCTCTGGTCGGTCCAGCCCCGCCACGCCACCGCGACCCTCACCGCCTCCACCACTGCCGAGGACGGCGCCCCGCGCGCCGACTACGACGACGAGGACGACGAGGGCTGCGACGACGGCAACATCTACCTGGAGGGCGGCGTCGCCGTCGTGTCCGTCGACGGCCCGCTCCTGCAACGCGGCGGCTGGTGGTGGGACGGCTACGCCTCGATCCACCAGCGGTTCCAGAGCGCGCTGACCCGGCCCGGCACCCGCACCCTGGTCCTGAAGCTCAACAGCCCGGGCGGCGTCGCCGCCGGGTGTTTCGAGGCGGCCCGGCAGATGCGCGCCGACGCCCGCGCCGCCGGCATCCCGGTGCTGGTCTACGCCGACGAGATGGCGTGCTCGGCCGCCTACGCCCTGGCGTGCATCGGGGACCAGATCTGGCTCCCACCGTCCGGCGCGCTCGGCAGCATCGGCGTCATCGCCACGTACCTGGATGCGTCCGCGGCGCTCAAGGACATGGGCCTACGCTACGTGCTCCTGACCAGCGGCGCCTACAAGGCGGACGGCCACTCGGCGCAGCCCATCACCCCGGAGATGGTCGCCCGGCTGCGCGTGCCCACCGACCACCTGGCCGCCCTGTTCTTCGCCTGGGTCGCCGAGCGCCGGGGCCTCGACGTGCCCGCCGTCGCCGCCCTGCAAGCCGGCGTCCTCTGGGGGCGCACCGCCGTTGCCGCCGGTCTGGCCGACCGCGTGGGCACCCTGCCGGAGTGCCTGGCCACCGCCGCGGCCCTCGCCGCCGCCCCGAACCCCACCCTTGCCCTGGCGCTCGCCGAGCGCAGCCCACTGCGGGCCGCAGCGTCCGCCCCGGAGATCCCCATGTCTGACACGTCCACTGCCGAAGCCCTCGCCCTCCCCGCGGAGCCCGCGGCCCCTGCCCCGGAGACCGTGCTGAAGGCCGACCACGACACGATGGTCGCCGCCCTGTCGGCGTCCCTGTCCGCCGCCGAGGCCCGCGTGTCCGCCCTCGCCGCCGACAACGACCGCCTCACCGCCGAGGTCAGCGCCGTCCGCGGCGCCCTGGCCGACGCCGAGGGCAAGGTCAAGGCGGCCGAGTCCGCGCGCATCACCGCCAAGGTCGAGGCGTTCGTCGGGCAGAAACTCACGCCCGCCGAGCGCGAGGATTACCTGGCCATCGCCCTGGAGAACGAGGCCCGGTTTGACGGCCTGATGAAGAACCGCCCGGACCTCGCCCTGACCGACAAGCGCATCGTGGCCGACACCGGCAACGAGGCCCGCGTCACCGACGGCGAGGACGGCAACATCACCAAGCTCAACAAGCTCGCCGCCGCCTATCAGGCCGCGCACCCGGGCACCGCTCCCCACGTCGCGCTCGCCGAGGTCATGCGCCAGCGCCCCGACCTCTGCGCCTCCGCCACCTGAACCTTCCTGCCCTCCGGAGACTACCACCATGGCCTTCCTGCCCGTTCCCTACGAGCCCGGTAACCCGCTCGTCCACTCGTTCGCCACGACCTCCGCGGTCGCCATCGTCAAGGGTCAGCTCGTCGCGTTCGGCGCGGACGACGACACCATCACCGGCACCAGCGACACCAACCTGTGCATCGGCACCGCCCTGGAGGCTGTGACCGCCGGGGAGGCCGGCGCGTCCAAGCGCATCTCCGTGCGCCTCCTCGGCAGCGCCGTCGTTCCGATGATCGGCAACGCCAGCGTGACCCGCGGCGCCCTCGCCGTCACCACCGGCACCGCCGGCAAGGTCACCAACAGCGGCGCCACCCCCGACGCGCGCACCGTGGTCGGCCGGTTCCTCGCCAGCAACGCGGTCGACGGCAACCTCGTGCCGGTCCTGATCGACTGACGCTCGCCCGTCGGCGCCGAGTCCGCGCGTCCCGTGACGCCCGCTGCCGCTCGCGCCGGCCACCACCCCACGACTTTCCCTGACTCCGGAGCACCACCATGCCCAGCTTTGTCGGATCGCAGATCCACGTCAGCAAGCCGCTCTCCAACCTGGCGACGGCGTACACCAACGAAGAACTCATCGGCCTCCTGCTCGCCCCCGAAATCCGGGTCGAGAAGAGCGCGGACAAGTTCTTCAAGCGCAACAAGTCCAACTCCTTCGCGCTGCCCGGCCAGCCGAAGATCGGCAACCTGGAGGTCCCCCCGGAGATCGACCAGGGCGTCACCCTCGCCGACTTCGCGTGCGAGGACTATGGGTACATGGCCCGCGTGTCCCAGCGCGACCAGACCAACGCCGACGCGCCGCTCAACCTCATGCAGGACGCGGCCATCGACGTGGCGGCGCAGTTGCGCCTTGCCCAGGAGCAGCGCATCGCGGATCTGCTTCAGGCGACCGGCGGCTACGCCAGCGCCAACGTCACCACCCTGAGCGGCTCGGACCGCTGGGACTCCGCTGGCTTCGGTGACCCCCTCGGCGTCATCGACGACCTGTGCAGCAAGATCTTCCCGGCGCCCAACACCAAGCTCATCGCCTGGATGGGCAACGACGTGTGGCTCAAGCTCAAGCGCCACCCGCAGATCCTCGGCCTGGTCAACGGCGGCGCCACCGTGTCGGAGGCCGCGCGCATCTCCAAGATGAAGATGGCCGAGTTGCTGGAGGTCGACGAGGTGGTCGTCGGCAAGGCGTGGAAGGTGGCCACCAACCCGGGCGCCGCCGTGTCCACCACCCGCGTGTGGGGCAAGAACTTCGGCATCGCCCGCGTCGCGTCCGGCGCCACGACCCGCACGCTCCACCTGGCGTCGTCCTTCGCCTTCGGCAGCGTCAACCTGATGACCTGGTTTGACGAGGCCCCCGGCCTGCTCGGCGCCTACCGCGTCAAGGGCACCCACTCGACCGACGAACTCATCGTCGCCGACGACGCCGGCTGCCTGATCGCCACGCCGATCTCCTGACCCGTCCCGGGACCGTCGTAGCCTCCCGCCATGGCTCACCCCAAGACCAGCACCCCCGCCTCCCTGTCCCTCGCCCACGCCGCGGCTTCGCCCGTCGCCGAGGAGATCGAGGCCGACGCCGCACCGGACAGCGACGCCCCCGCGGCGCCCGCACCGAAACCGGCGTCCCCCACCCGGGCGCACCCCATCGCCTCGCCGCCGCCGCCCGTGCTGAACGACCCGGCCCTGCGGATCGAAGGTAGCCCGGCTACCCTGCGCGTCCTCGTCACCCACGGCAGCCTGCGCCACGACGGCCAGGTCTACCCGCCGGACAGCGAGGCGATCCTGCCGGCGGACTTCGCCAAGCAGCTCGAAGCCTCCGGCAGCGCGCGCATCATCCGCCGCCCGGCCTGACCGCCACCCGACACGGCGCCCCGTTGCGCCACCCCGCTGATCCCCCATGGCCTACTTCTCCCAGACTGACCTGGAGCGCGCCATCGGGGTGTCCCTCGTCCTGCGCCTGCTGGACGACGACAACGACGGAGTGGTCGACGCCTCTGCCCTCGGCGACCTGATCGAGGACGCTGACGCGGAGGTCAACGGGTACGTCTCGGCGCTGTTCTCCGTGGACACCCTCGCGGCCAACCCGCCCCCGGCGATCCGTCGCCTGGCCGTGGATGTCGGCGTGCAACTGGCCTACCTGCGCCGGCCGGAGTTCATCGACGAGCGCGGGCAGACGCCCTGGCAAGGTCGCTACGACCGGGCCGTCAAGCGGCTGCGCGAGGTGAGCAAGGGCGAGTTCCGCCTCGACGTCAACGGCACCCCGGCGCAGCCCGCCAACGTCCGCGGCGCTGGCCTCTACACCAGCGAGGGCCGGGCGGACCTGAGCGATCAGGGGTTCGTCAAGGGCGGGTCCGGGGACTTCTGACGTGTTCACCCTCGACATCGACCTCGCGGACTACAACCGCGCGTCGGTCCGCTACCTGTCCACCCTGTCGGCCGGGGCCCAGCGCGCCACCCGGGACGCTGCCGCCGCGTCGCAGGCACGCATTGCGTCCGGCGCCTACTGGACGAGCCGCACCGGCAAGACGGCCCGGTCGTTCCGCATCGACGCGGACCCGGAAGCCCTCGGCGCCACGCTGGTCAGCGGCAGCAAGGTGGCCCGGTTCCTGGAGTCCGGCACCCGGCCCCACGCCATCACCCCACGTCGTCGCGACGCGCTGCGGTTCGTCCCGGCAGGCGGCGGCGCCGTGTTCGCCAAGCGCGTCAACCACCCGGGCACCAAGCCCCGGAACTACCTCGCCGCCGAGGCCAGCGCGTCCGACGCCCCGCTGACCGCCGCCGTGGAGCGCGCCGCCGACGCCGCGGCGTCCGCCTCCGGCCTCGACTGACACGCCACCCCAGCCCGCACCGGACCCGACCCGATGAGCCTCCTCACCACCGCAGGCCGGGCCCTGTTGCTCACGACCGCGTGGGGCTCCGGCTCCTACAAGGTCGCGCTGCTACGGCCCACCTACACGCCGTCTGCGGCCGACAGCCTGGCCAGCGCCATCACCTCGCACGAGGTCACCGGTTCCGGTTACGCCGAGGGCTACGGGGGCGCCGGCCGCAAGGCCCTGGCGTCCAAGACCGTCACGGCCACCGTCGCCACGGACAAGGTGGCGGTCGATGCCGCGGACGTGACGTGGACCACCCTGGACGCCGGGGTGGTGGCCTACGCCGCCGTGCTCCTGGAGTCCGGGGGCAGCGACGCCACCAGCACGCTGGTCGCCGTGCTGGACGTCCCGGCCACGCTGACCGACGGCACGGACTTTACCCTGACCTGGGCGCCGTCCGGGCTCTGGAGCCTGTGACCGATGCCCACCCCGATCCCGGCCGTCTGGGCGTGGACGCCGGGCGCCCCGTCGGTTCCGCAGCCGGAGGCCCGCTACATCCTCGGCGGCGTCACGCTGCCGGACACGGCGCTCACCACCGGCGCGGACCTCCTCGCCCTTGCTGACCCGTGGTTGGCGGAAGCTCTGCCGTACTACCGGCACTGCCTCAACCGCGCCCTGGCCACGCAACTGCGCGCCGCCCTGGCCGGCCAGTCTACCCCGTCGGACGCCTCGACGGCCGCGTGCATCGAAGCCCTGCCCGTCGACCCGGCGCCGTACCTCGCCGCCCGCGCGTTGCGCCTCCCGCTGCTCTGCGGCTACCCGCTCAGCGCGACCTTCGCCGAGCGCACCATGCACCGCGAGCGCATGACGCTGCGCTACCGGTTCGACTACCTCTTGCCGGCGCTCACCCAAGAGCAGGCCACGCGCATCCTCCCGATGCTGCAAGCCGCCGCCGGGGTGCTGCTCATCGCTACCCGGCTCGGCGCCAGCGCGTCCTACCAGAGCGGTCGCCGCGTCTGGGACGAGAGCGGATGCGAGCAAGTCCGGATGGTGGATGCGACCTTCGGCCTGTTCGAGTCGTCGCAGTTCGCCCACCCCATCCCGACCCTCGGGGTGACCGTCGAGGTCGCGCTGCTGTCCGACGACGACGACGCCGCCGGGCTCCCGTTCTGGGGGGCCGGCTTCACCCTCGACACCAACGACGACGCGGACAACCCGGCCACCCTGGTCACGACCCGCACGGAGATCCCATGACACCCCCCGTTGTCTGGACGTTCGCCGCGGTGCCCCGCGTGCGCGTCCAGTGCCCCAACGCCCTGCTTGCCGGCGTCGCCCGGATCATAGGCCAGCGCTACGACGCCGACTCCGGCGAGTACGTCGTGAGCGAGCCGACCACGTACCGGATGAGCCGCCGGGACGCCGCCCTCTACCGCGGCCACTTCGCCAAGCACCTGCGCCACGGCGAGTTGCTGCCCGGCGACGCCGCCACCGCTGAAGCTTTCGGCGTCCCCTACGCCGCCCCCGTCCAGGAGACCCCATGACCTCCCTCGCCCTCGCCCTCACCGGCCTCGACGCCAGCAACCCGACCCCGGGCACGTACCTCGAAGTCAAGTTCGCGCAAGGCAACGCCGGGGGCAACCTCGGCCCGCGCCGCGTGCTGATCCTGGCACCCAAGGCCAGCGCCTCCGGCACCATCACGCCGGACACCCAGGTTGTCCAGATCCAGGACGAGGCGGACGCCGTGCTCTACGCCGGCAACGGCAGCCCCGCGCACCGGATGGCCCGGCACTGGTTCGCGTCCAACAAGTCCGCCGAGGTCTGGCTGCTGTGCCCCACCGAAGGCAGCGGGTCCGCGGCGGTCGACAAGATCACCTTCACCACCACGGCCGCCGCCAACGCCGTGTGCGAGATCACCCTCTGCGGGGAGACCATCTCGTTCCCGGTCCTCAGCGGCGACACCGTGACGGCCATCGCCGTCAACGCGGTGGCGGCCATCAACAACCAGACCCACTGGCCGGTCATCGCCAGCAACAGCAGCGGCGTCGTCACCATCACCGGCAAGACCTCCGGCGTCATCCTGAACAGCGTCCGGTACCGCGCCAAGATCGTCGGCACCGGCGTGGCCACGACCGTGGCCCCCACCGCGGACACGGCCCTCGGCGCGTCCGGCGCGGGTGGCGCAGCGGCCGGCGCGGGCGTCATCACCATGACCAACGCCCTGGCGACCATGCTGCCGCGGAAGTTCGACGTCATCCTCCAGAGCGAGCAGTCCGCCGCGGCCATCGTCGCCCTGATGGATCAGGTCGCGGTCCAGGCCGAGCCGTCGACGGGGTTTCTCCAGAAGGTCTACGTCGGCACCGCGCTGACGCCTGCCGACGCTGCCACCCTGGCCAGCGGGTCCAACGGCAACCGCGAACGCCTCGACCTCATCAACGCGGAACAGTGCCCGGTCGAGCACTACGTGTTGAACGCCATCGTCGCGGCCAACTACGTCAAAAACAACGGGCCCAACCCGTCCTACTCGTTCGACGGCTACGGCACCAAGGCGGGCCAGTCCCTCCCGGGCCTGTCGCGGCCGTACAACGACGCGGCCCTGCCGACGTCGACGGAGATCCGGTCGATGCTCAACCAGGGCGTGACCCCCATCGCCTACACCGACGGCGGCGCCCCCTATGTGGTCCGCGCGGTGACGACCCGGTGCAAGACCGGCAGCGCGTTCGACTACCGGGTCCGGGACGCGCACATCGTGACCGTGGCGGACCGCTTCGCCGGTGATCTCGCTGTGCGCGTCAACGCCGCGCCGTGGACCAAGGTAGCGGCCGATCCGGTCGGCAGCGCCAAGGAGCCCGGCCCGGACTTCTGCACCCCGCGCCGCATGGCCGCGCTGATCGAGGGGCTGGTGGGCGACTACATGGACGCCGGCCACCTCGACCCCAGCAAGCGCGCCACCCTCATTGCCGGCATCGCCGTCGGGCAAGACCCGCTCGTGCCGTCCCGGCTCAACAGCCGCATCCCTCTCTACACCGCGGTTCTCTTGCACCAGCACGCCATGCTGGTCGCCGAGAGCAGCGCTGCCACTTGATCGGAGTCGACCATGGCCAGCCTACAGACCTATGACCGTGGCGCGTTCTTCCTGGACGGCCAGTTGCTCATCGAATCGCAGAGCGTCTCCGTCACGGTGGACCCGAAGCTCAACGAGGTCACCACCACGCAAAAGGGGTTCGCGGGCGTCAGCCCCGGCGCCGAGATGACCAGCATCGACGTGGCCAGCGCCCTGCCTCGCTCCGGCGTGGAGTACGACGCGCTGCTGGTCATCCAGGGGGTCGAGATCGTCGAGGCCCTGCTGTTCGTCGGCGCCGCCAAGTACAAGGCGAAGGGGTACATCAACAACCTGAAGATCGAGACCGGCACCGACCGCGCGGCGTCCTACTCGTTCACGATGATCTGCGGCCCGATGGAGAAGTCGGACTTCTGACATGGCAGGCCCTCCCGTCAAGCGCCAACTCGGCGCGCTCATGCAGCAGGTCGTCACCCGCGGCCGGCTGCCCCACGCCACCGTGGACTTCCCCCGGTGGGACGAGGCCGGGCTGCCCGTCGCCAAGGTCTACCTGCGCCCGCTGGCCCAGTACGAGTTGGACCTGTGCCGCGCCAACGCTCGCGCCTACGTCCACCGCGTCCTCGGCTCCAAGGACTCCGTGTCCTGGAAGCCGGAGGAACTGGAAGACAACGCCACGGCGGCCGAGATCCTGGCGGTGGCGTGTCGCAACGCCGACGACCCGGAGAAGCCGTTCTTTGAATACGGCGTGGTCGAGACGCGGGAGTGTACGACTGAGGAGCTGGCGATGCTCTTCAACAAGTACAACGAGATCCGCGAGCGCTCGTACCCGACCTTCCGCGAGATGTCCGAGGCCGAGGCGCTCGAATGGCTGAAGGCCCTGGAGGCGGACGCAGAGTCGTTCCCTTTCTACCTCACCTCGCGCTCGAAGCTGGAGGCATTCTGCGTGTGGGAATCGAAGTACTTGGTCTCCCTGGCGCGGCTTGTCGATGGCACGACATCGAACACCTCGCCTGCATCGCCCTCCTGAACGTAGGGCACCGGCGGAAGAAAGCAGCGGACCCGCGTGGCTGACGTCAAGATCAACTTCCGCATCAGCGGCGCGGACGAACTGCGCCGTGCGTTCGACGGCATCACCGTCAAGGCGCAGCGTGGCGCCGCGGCTGCCGTGCGTGCCCAGCAGACCGGCGCCAAGGAATCCGTGGCCGCCGCACGCCGGGCGAAGAACGAGATGCTGACCGACGCCGAGGCGCTGGCCAAAGCAGAGATCGCGCTCATCCAGCGGGTCAACCGCGAGCGCGTCAACGCGGCCAAGTCGCAGGTCCAACTCCAGCGCGAGGCGGCCGCCCAGCAGGAGCGCATCCTGGCGTCACAGGAGCGCGCCGCCCGTGCCAGCAACCGGCGCCGCGCTGCCGGCGAGATCGGGTCCGGGGCGGCGTCCGGGTTCAAGGCCGGGGCTGCCCTCATCGGCGGCGCCGTCGGCATCAGCGCTGTGCAGTCGGTCCGCGACCAGATGAGCCTGGACGAGCGCGCCGCGTTGCTGCGGAACGCCAGCGGCAAGAGCAAGGCGCAGTTCGATTCCGTTGCGCAGGCCAAGAAGATCAGCAACCTCACCGGCGTCAACGCAGGCGAGGTCATGGCCGGGTTCGAGGCCCTGTCTGGTAAGGCCGGCGGCGGTGGCCTCACCGAATACGTGAGCCAGTACGAGGAGTTGGCCAAGGTCGCCCGCGGCGCTGGCGTCAGCATGGGCGACCTCGGCAACACCCTCGGCACCCTCTACAACCGCGGCGTCAAGGCGGACTCCGTGGTCAAGGTCGTCGAGGCGCTGGTCCAACAAGGCAAGGACGGCGCCGTCGAGTTCAACCAGTTGGCCACCCTGCTGGACGCCAGCAGCGGCGCGCTCGGCCGGTTCAAGATGGACGACGCCACGCGCGTCATGAGCGCCGGTGGCCTGTCGCAGTTCGCCCGCACCTTCGGCAAGAAGTCCGCCGAGGAGTCCACCAACGCGGTGGAAGACCTGGCGCGCGACCTCGCCGGCAAGGCGGACGATATCCAGAAACTCACCGGCGGCACCCTCACCCGCGTCACGACCAAGGGCACCAAGACCAAGAAGTTGGTCAACGGCCGGATGGTCGAGACCGAAGTGGGCGGTGGCACCCGGGACCAGTACGCGGGCGGCATCGAGGTCGGCACCACCACGGACCGCGCGCAACTGCGCGACATCAACCAACTCCTCCCGGACATCATCGAGGGCGTCGTCAAGTCCGGCAACGCCGGCAAGTTGATGGGCGCAGGCGGCATCTTCACCGGCAACGCCACGGCCATCGCCGGCCCGTTGCTCCAGGCGTTCACGACCGGCATCAAGAAAAACAGCGAGGGCCGGTTCGAGTTGACCAAGGACGGGCAGGCCGCGGACATGACCGGCCGCGCCGCCGTCGAGGCGCTGCTCAAGCAGTTCCAGGCCGCCGACGTGGCGCCGGGGTCCAGCCAGAAGGCGTTTGACGAGGTGATGAAATCCTCGAACGCGCAACTCAACCAGAAGGTCGAAAAGCTCCGCAACGACCTCGGCGAGAAACTGGCGCCGATTGCCGCCAAGGCCATCGAGAATCCAAAGACCGCCATGGCCGCGGTCCTCGCCGGCAGCACCGCGCTGGGCGCCGGCAACGTCCTGGCCGGCAAGGCAGGCACGGCGATCCTGGACAAGCTCTTTCCCAAGAGCGTCGGTACCATGGCCGTGACCGCCGGGTCCGTCGTCGTCAGCGGCGGCGTCCCTGGCGTCCCGGGCGGTGGTGGTGGCGGTGCGCCTCCCGTTGTGGGCGGCGGCGCCAGCAAGCTCGTCACCGCGCTGGGCGTCGTCGGCGCCGGCATCGGCGGCCTGATGATGGGCAAGGAGATCGCCGACGGACTCGGGGACAAGGAGCGCAAGGGCCTCGACTCCAACATCGCCAACGCCTCCAACCTGGCCAGCCGAATCCGCACGGGCGCGGCCACGCCAGAGGAGGTGGCCAGGGCCAAGGCGCTCAAAGGCGAACTTGCCGGCGAAGCCGACAAGGGTTTCTTCGGTCGCCTCGCGGACGGGGCCACAGCCGGCGTCCGCGGCCTGGCCTCCGGCGACGTGTCGCTGGCCAACATCGCCAGCGTGCTGCCCCCCGTGGCCGCCATGCGCGGTGGCCTGGAAGCCGTGGGTGGTGGCCAGGGCAAGGGCGCCGCAGCGGACGCCGCAGCGGAACTCTCGTCCGCGCTGGCAAAAGCGCAACTCAAGTTGGACCCCGCCTCCGAGGTGAAGATCGCGGCAGGCACGGAACTCACCGTGCGGGTCAGCAACGCCAGCGAGATCGCCGGGGCCGGTAGCCTGCAAGGCCCCAAGGCTCAGATCGAAGGCCAGTAACCATGCCCATCGACCCCGCCACCCAACGCAGCGACCTGGACGTGCTGGCCACGACCAGCCTGGCGCAGTGGCGCGACGTGCCGTTCGTCTGCGGTCCGCTGTCGTTCGGCTTCGACCAGCAGCACGCCATCCACACCTACCCGGACCGTGACGCCGGCTACGTCGAGAGCACCGGGCGCAACCTGGCCACGTACACGTTCACGGCCATCTTCCGCCGGGGCGTCGTGGGGGACGGCGGCGGCAGCGATGCGTTCCCGAACGGGATGCTGCGCTTCCTGGCCGCCTGCGCCGACCGGACGGCAGGCGACCTGGACCACCCGATCCTCGGCAAGGTCCGGGCGAAGTGCCAGAACGTGCGCGCCCAGGTCGACCCGGCCCGGCGCGACGGCGCCGACGTGGAGGTCTCGTTCATCGAGGCGACCGACCGCGAGGACGAACTCACGGCGCTCCTGCAACAGAACTCCGCGCTGGGGTCGTCCTACGACGCGGCCCGGTCGTTTGACAGCGCCTACGGGGCCATCTCGCCGGAGCCCCCGGCGCTGCCGGAGTCACTCAAGCCGTCGCTGCTGGACAGCATCAAGCAGCTCG